GCCCAGCACTACGGCTTTCATTACCACTACCGAATTTCCATGCGATCTTGCACTTACCCAATTCTGTAAGGTAGAGGAACATATCTTCACTTATCTGTCCCGAGTCCATACAGAAAGTAAATCGCCTCAGTGTTTTGTAAAACCACCTTCGTTAACAAGAGCGCTAATCATTTCCGGGACAGGACATTGTTTCAGATCCTTTCAGCGAGCGCCTAAAGGTGTCGCCATCTTTTGCGCGTAGTACGCAGCAGCAGAGAAATTCTCAGCAGCAATGTTAACCTTGCGCGCGTGATTCCAATTCGACATTGCGTGACCGACAGAGGGAAGAGTGTACCAAACAACGTCAGTAACAAAGGTAAGCGTCATTTTCCTTTCTCCGATTCGAAAGAGTTTGGAAGAGTAATTACTGTTTACGCTTGTTATCTTTATCACCTATCATTCTTGCCTTTTCAAACAAGCCCATTTCCACAATTTCTGCGGGCAGCGCAAAGTGCGCAATCGGCAGTTTTTGGCAGTGTGTTCTCTATGTAATTTGTTCCGTGTTCGGGCGTGAAAGATCGACTTTTCCGACCGCCGGTGATCCTTTCTGGCTGGGACTTTCCCTTGCCAACAGCTCAATAATGGCAGAGTCCAAGTGTCGGTGGGTTAAATGATGTATAAATGCAGGTTAAACTTTGTGGATCAGCTTTAACCTGTATGATAGAACAAAGGTAAGCCTATTATTTCGATGAAGGTGGGTGGCCTAATAATATCCATCAACAAAGTGGACATTATTCTCCATCAATACAGTGAGGTGGGTATGTCCATCGAAAATGTGGAGAACTTGAACAGCCATTTAGTTGACATAACAATGTCGTCGCGTGAACTTTTTGTCACAGCCGGGGAGCGAAGCGAGACAGTTCCCAGAAATTTTTTGCCCAAAATAGATTTCTTCCCTCACCAAAGTTTCTCTCTCACTTTCCTACTTGACATCGTTATTGTTCTGTGCTACCCTCAGAGTACAGGAGGAGAAAATGAGTATCCAAGTATCCCGCAGAAACGAAAACAAAAATCCAATTCGTGAGATTCGTCTCATTTTAGATTTAACCTCGCATCAATTTGCCAAACTTCTTTACATCTCCGTATCTACTTTAACTTCTCTTGAGTGGTCCTTTATGCTAACGTTCCTCCTACTGTACTTCGGAATCTTCGTCCCCACGTCAATAACACTGGGTACGATAGTGCTCGTATCGTTAGCGAGTATAGCCAGTATCAGGCTCGTCAACGTGCTACAGTTTGGAACAAAGACGGCTCGCTTGAGTGTATTAAACTCTACTCATTTAGCCACCCTGTAGGAATCTCTCCTTTTGTATTATGGCGAGAGAAAAATCAATGGAGTTCTCGGCACAGGTTTTGTAAAGCGGTCTGTCTACACAACAGTACAGTTTACAGGTTTGAATCTGGGATCGCACAACAGATGCCTCTACAAATTGAATCTGTCCTCAAAGAAATTGGCGTAACTGATGACTGCATCCGACGAATCAAAGAGGCATACGTTTCTTGGCGAAGTGGACTCAGCAATCTTGAAAAACGAGTCGGAGTCAAACTCTCAGACGGAAAGTCTGGAAGAGACAGCGGAGGAATTGGACTCTCTTCTGGCGCAGCGTAGAAAGCACCCAAGTGAGCGTACTTCTACAGTAGTTGAAAAAATTCCGCTGAACGAGTTAATGCGGAATAATAAATGGCATATGACGCCGCGGCAACTTCAATTTGCGTCATACATTGAGCAGGTATTTTTACTTACGGGGGACCTGCCCTACTTTTGAGGCTGTCAAGTCTAACCTACCCGAAGTTGTTCGGGATCGCAGCATTTACACCAAATACCTTTCACACAAGAAAATCCGTAAGTACCTGAAAGAAAAAGGAGTGCGCCTCGACGAAATTGAGGCTGGTAACACTGAGGTACTAAGTCCGAAACAAATGCTGCTGATTAACACACTTTTGGACTACAATGATAATCGTCCAGATCACGTTAAAATCAAGTCGGTTGGTGTTACAACTACACAATACCAACGATGGAAGTCGGACCCAGGTTTCCAAGCGTACTACAATCAACGAGTTTCCAAAATTGTCGGCGAAGATATTGGAGAGGTTGATCGAGCGCTCTTTGACGCCGCAAGAAGTGGAGACATTGGAGCAATCAAGTTACTTAAAGCTTACACCGGACAATACCGGGAAAGTTCTGGAAACTCTGCTATTGATGTGATGCACATTATCATCAAGATTCAGGAAATTTTGGTGACGCACATCAAAGATAAGGAACTTCTCGCTTCGATAGGTACGAACTTAAAGCCCTTGCGGATACAAGTGGCCTGACGTATGCTGGCTCCACGGAAAGAATGGGAATGCCTCGGGGAAATAATACTGGAAATTACCTCGGCCAAGAGTATATCTCCGGTCCTAGTATTTCTAATCTCCCTGTAGGACAGCAATCCCATACCTTATTCGGTGAAGGTATTGAGCCACCTAAAGGTCAGGTAATCAATGGCTAAGCAGTCTCGTCAGCGAATTCGTATTGGTCCTTGGATGGGTGGGTTAAATTTACGCGATCACCCTCAGGATTTAAAGGATGACGAGTTAAGTACGGCTCTTAACGTTGACATTGACGACTTGGGTGGTTTACGTCAACGGCCGATGTATTACTACCAAGGGTTAAATCAAGCATTTGTTGACGGGGCTGGCGGTGGCGGTGCAACAATGCCAGCCGTACAAGCGATTGAAAGTTCCGGCTACTTTTACGCTTTCATGTTTTCTCCTGTTGGTAACACACGACTGTTGACTAAGAAAAGTATTGAGTCACAGGTTAACGGCGCTTGGTTGGGAAACCGTGTTCACGCAAATATGGATTTGGCTAACGGCCAGCCGCTTGTAGTTTACAAAGAATCTATGTACGCGGTAAACATTAAAAACGTGTATTCTTGCAGTCTGACAAAATTACAGGCGGGTACTGCTTTAGCGGCAGATTGGGCGTCTCAAAACGGGCCTTTAAGTGCTGGTACTCCTGCGAGTCCTATTGCATCCCAAGCAGTTGTAATTAAAGATAGGTTATTTCTATGTAAATGGCAGTATGATGGAGTATCTCCAACTACTTATCCCATTAACCGAGTGTACTGGTCCAAAGTCGCAAACTTCGGTATTTGGGCTGCTCCTGATGGTGGTTTTGTTGATGTGGGGGCAAACTTCGCTGGGTCTACTATCACACGGCTTTTTTCTCATAACGACTCGCTTATTATTGTGAAGCCTGACGGAATTTGGCGTTTAAGTTGGTCGGCTGATCCTGCGACAGATGGTGTGTTGGATCAAATTTCAAACGCATCAGGTTTCTACGATGGGTTAAGTTACAAGGGTCGTCTTTTCTTCTTGGGGCCAAACGGATTTTACGAGTTTCTTAACAGTTACATGGTCAATCTTTCTGACCGTGTAATGTCTCCTGGAAGTCAAGGGTACGCTGCGGCTCCTGGTGATAGACCTGTTATTACATCTTTTGCCGCTCCTGGGGATAACAGTAAAATTGGAGGGCCTACTTTATGCGGTGTTAAGGATTATATTTTCTTTGGTGTCGTGCAGTACGTAAATTGGGACAGGTTTAGGTACGCAGGAACTTACTACGTTAATCTCGTGTACGATTTAAGTCGAGATAGGTGGTTAGCCTGGAAAGCAGATAGAACTTCTCAAAATGCTGGGATTTCTTACTCCAAACCTGTTTGTGCCAATGAAGAGGTAGGAACTGTTTTAGTCTGTGGTAATAACGCATTTAGTGCTAACGGTTGCGGCGCTTACATTATTCCTGTAGATAGCGCTTTTTGGAACGGGTACGCTGATAATGACGCAGGGGATTTAAAAGGGCCTCCGTATTTTGCAATAGAAACTAAGACTTACGCTTTTGGCGATCCTTTTAAATGGAAGCAATTTCATAAGTTACTGGCATGGGCACGACAAGCGTATAGACCTGCTGCTGGTACAGGTAATGTAGACTTTTCTATGACACAGTATACATTCGATCAAAATCCAGTCGCCGGTAGTGGAGAAACTACTGAAAACTACGCTGTTAACATTACTCAGGCTGAAACACGTACTGCTTTAGAAGCTTCTTCTTGGAACGGATTTTTCCCGTTTACCAAGAAACGATTTAAGATGATGCGATTTAGGTTAGAAGGACAGGTTAATAGTACAGTTGGAACAGGTCCATTTTTGTGGTCAGTTCCTTATATTGAACTCGATGTAGATATGAAACGTGATGTAGATAACAGGAAACCGTAATGCCTGATTTTCGCGGTGCTGTAGATTTAAGCAGAGAAGCTCACATGCGTGTGGGTGTTGATACAAGTCCTGACGATATTCACCATACTTTAGGATCTCTTCCAAATCAAGCGGCCCCTGGTAACCACCCCCATAAAAAACTTGCTGTAAGTGCTGGTGCTATTACAATACCAACACCGGGTGCTTTTGCAGAAGGAATTCTGTTGGCACCTCCTGTTTGGGCTGCTGATGCTGCTACGGGTATTGAATGGTTACTTCCTGATGGTAAAGCACAAGCAGGTATTCAAGTTCAACAATCAGGCGCTTATGGCACTAGAATGTATTTATCTACTACAGATAGTTTTGCTGCTCAGCAAAAAGTTGCATTAAGTATTAATGAAGCGGGAACTCTTGTAGCCTCTCGTAGTGAGATTCATGCAAATGGTTGGCTTAGGAATTTAGTTACTGGCGTTGGTTGGTACAATAACGTAGATGCAGTTGGTATGCACGCTTCCGGTGGCTACGCTTCAACTTATCCAAATGGGACTGGTGGGTTTAGAGCGCACCCAATTGTATTAGGTACTGCTGGTCACGGACAATGGGGAACAGGAGCCGCGGGTTTACATAGAATTGGTGAATCTGCTACTAGTGGAGTTGCTAACTCAGCGGTGCGATTCGCTAATGGTGCCATTGATATTGTAGACTTTGCTGAGACGGTATGGGTTCCCTGCCGTGCTTCTTCTTATCCTGGTCCTTCATCTAAGAAGTTTAAGAAGAATGTTAAGAATACTAGACACAGTGGCATTAAGACTTTAATGAAACTCAATGTAGTGGATTTCAACTATACTGAAATGGCTGACCCTGACGTTACACATACAGGTTTAATTGCAGAAGAGTTGGCAGAGACTTATCCTCCTGCTGTTTCACACGACGCAGACGGGGAACCGTGGGGAATTGATTATGGTAAGTTAACCCCCCTTATTATTAAGGCTCTCCAAGAAACTATCGAAGAGTCACGTAAAACAATCAAATCTTTAACTGATCGTATTTCTGTTCTTGAAGCAAAAACGGCTTAGGAGACAGAATGGCTGCGTTTGCAAGATACAAATTACAAGCGTCACAAAGAGTTGATGCAATTCAAATTACTGAACCTCTACAGGATATTGCTGATTTAATAGGGGGAGAGGTTTATATAGATACTACTGGATCTTTAAATAGCGGGGTTTCAGGGCTTAGAGTCCCAACTCTTAGTGGTGTTGTTAATCTCCCTGTAGGTAGTTGGATAATTCGTGATAATAAAACTAACAGAATTACTACACTGTCAGCAGATAAGTTTGCCGTGACTTATGAGCCGGTCGTTCCTTAATGGCAGTTAAGCCAAAAGGTCCTCAGACTGTTTCTGAGGCTTTTCGTTTATTAGGCGAGCAAGTAACTAATCTTGCAACTCGCCCAAACATGCACGGCTACGAACCCCATTATAAGCAAAACCCTTTTCACTCTCACGGTAGATTACTTCCACCTAAAGGTCACACTGGCATTTTTCGAGAAACGGGATTGCCAGAAGGTCGTCGTCTTTGGTTGAAAGAACAGTTAACCAAGATTAGACTGTACATTGGTGGTAACCGTAGTGGAAAGACCGTCGGTGGTATTATCGAAGATATTTGGTGGGTTACTAAAAAGCACCCTTACATTGATATTGACGCTATATGGCCGGAGCCTATTCGTGGCCGTATCGTTACAACCGATTTCATCAATGGCTGGGATAAAATTATCCGACCGGAACTTGCGCGTTGGATTCCCTTATCGGAATTACGTGGTTCCTCTTGGACTACCGCTTACGACAAAGAAACCCACGTACTGCATTTTGATAACGGTGGCTTCATCGAAATTATGACACACGAGCAGGACCTGGAAAAGTTTGCTGGTGCGTCTCGACATTTCGTACACTTTGATGAAGAGTGTAGCAAGGATATTTACAACGAGTGTATTGCTCGTTTAGTTGACACTGGTGGTTGCGCTTGGATGACTGAAACTCCTGTGGATGGAATGACCTGGGTGTTTGACACACTTTACGAGCCAGGTCTAGAAGGCGACCTACAAATTCTTGTCGTCGAAGTGGATATGTATGATAATCCGTTTGTTTCTGACGCCGAAAAAGACAATCTTACGGCACTATATGGTGGTTCAGGAACAGACGACGTTAACGCTCGTATTCACGGTAAGTTCGTTCGTAAAGGGGGTCTTATTTACCCAGACTTTTCCGAGACGGTCCACGTTATTGAGCCAGACATTCCGTCGAAAGATTATCTATGGGCAGTATCAATGGATCACGGCCTCAAAAATCCTTCGTCTTGGCACTGGCACGCAGTTAACTACGAGGGGCGTGTTTATACGTTCGAGGAACACTACCAACGGAATTGGGTTATTAGTCAGCACGCCGCGAAAGTTCACGAAATTAATAAGAAACTTGGTCGTGAGCCTGATTATTATGTTGGTGATCCTAGTATTCGCAATCGTATGCCTAATACGGGTGTGAGTGTTTTTGAGGAGTACGTAAAATATGGAATCATTATCCAGCACCAAGACTATCTCAATGACTTTAAACCCGGAGTTGAAAGAGTCACTCGGTATCTTAGAACTGTGGATCGAGAGTTCGACGGGACAGAAGTACCGTATTGGCTCATTACGCGAAACTGTACCAATCTTATCTGGGAAATTAAAAGATACAGGTGGCGAACTTTCATTAACCGCCGTTCTGAAGATAACAACAACCCGCCCGAACTTCCCGTAAAGAAAGATGACCATGCTTGTGATGAGTGTCGTTACTTCTTTATGAGTCGAGTCGATCTGCGACAAATTACTATTGAAAAGAAAGATCCTTGGGAAGATGCAGAGCGGCTTGTTAATGCAACACCTGTCTATCCTGTAGGAGATTCACGTCGTAATTTGGATAGAGAATTGGTAAGTCATTCTGACCCGAATGGTTGGGTTGTAGATGGTGATACAAAAGTTCAAGACTGGCAAATTGAGGAAAGTCTCGGTGCTGACTGGTAATACATTTTGAAGCCCTTGCACTCACCTTTGCTGGGGCGTAATCTGGCTTCACCGGCCCGGTAAAGGAGTGAGCGGTGTCAAAGTTAGTCACTTTAGACGAGATGGAAGAGTACGACAATGAGGTGCGGCGCGCTCACGCTGAAAATCGAGCGCCCGTTTTACACGATCCGCGAATTGTTGCATCTGAAAACCTGGGTAATGCCGAGTCTCATTTAGTTGAGAAGAGTAAGGCTACTCAGGATAAAGAGACTAAGGCGCTTTTAAAGCAGCGCAAAGATGCTCTTAAAGAGGATGCTACTTTACGTGAGGTAATTCGAGGTAACACTCAGCGTGTTACTTTAAATGGTGGAACTACTCAGCCGTATCAGGCTCCCGATCCTGAGCGTTATTCTGCGCCCGAAAGTGATGACGAGAAAGCATATGCTGAGCGACAAGTTGATGGTGCTTTTGCGGCTAAGAACTTCCACGACTTTGGTTCGGATCAGAACATTCCAAATCTTTCGAAAGACGGCCAGGTTTTAGGGGACTCGGTTAACCCGATTTTCACTCGGAACATGACTACGTTCACTAAAGACGACTTAATTTTTGAGAATGAAAAGAATGCGGTTCCTGCTCCTGAGCGTTTCCGTGAGACTAATCCTCCGTTAGTTATTCAGCAGGGAAACCCGCTTACTGGCGAGCCTCCTGTTCCTGAGAGTGGTATGCAACATTGGCGTCAACTTTCGGAAGAGGAAGAGGAGAAGAACCCCAGTATCGAAACTGTTCCTCACACTGCAATTTCAGTTCCGTATCCTGAGCATGTTATTGGTGACGAAACTGGAACTACTCGCGATCCTAGTCGTGTAAGTGAGAAGTTCTTAGACAGTAATGAGGAATTAGCCGACACTGATCCTCCGCTTAATGTTCCCATTTCACAGGCTCAGGTTTTCCAGGGTGCTGTAAAGCGTCCAGAAACTATGGATGGTGGGATTGGCGGACGACCTGCTGATTCAGTTGGAGCACGCCCAATTGAAAATAGTGCAACTGAGGCAGTGCAAAAGATTCGCGATGAAATCGCTGAGGCTGCGGCAGAAGATGAGCGCCTTCGCGGTGAGCGAATGATTGAGTATCGTGAGATGCTTAATGAGCCTAACTCTCCTGAAAAGGAGATGGAGCGCTTTAATGAGCAGCAGAATAGTCAAACTGTTGAGGAACCGGAGCCTGAGCCGGAGCCGGAAAATCCCAACAATGATGAGCCTGACGTAGAGAATAACCCTGCACAACAAAGTGATCCTAATACAACCTCGGAGTAAAAATGTCATCCAACACGTTTCGACTAGTGGATTCTCCTGTTGCACCTGGACAATGTAGAACTTGCGGAGTTCAATTTGGTGTACGTCCACTAGTCGAAACGGGTATGGATGCAGAGTTTTGTATTAAGCCACATTTCCAGCCTGAAAATACTGGTTCCTGTGAGTATGGTTATACTCACCAAGTTGATATGGAACTTACTGGGGCTGTGTATCTTTGTACTGAATGTATTACTGCAATGGGTACTGTCATCGGAATGCTCGGTGAAAAACAGGCTCGCGAATTAGTTGAAGAGAATGCTCGGCTCGTCAACTACGTAAAGCAATTGGAAGAGCAAAACCTCGGGATGGAGAAGATTGTCGATGGTTATCGTACTGTTGCTGGTGTTAATCTTCCTATTGGAATTGGTCGTGACTTGGTTGTCACTACGACTAATCCGTTCCAAGACACCCCTAGCCTCTTTGAAGACAGTGAACGTGGAGACAGTACCGGAAGTAGTTTACCTGAGGGACAGATTGAGTCAGGAAACAGCGGAAGTTCGGAGACTGACGAACATCGTAATGACGATGGGAATTCAGCCAAACGTACCGCAGTTTCAGCAGATTCAAACAGAGAACCCGGAAAAGATTTCGACTCAGTTATCTAATAGTGCGGGTCCAGGAGACATTTGGTTTCCCGCAGATGCCGGTTTTGATCCCCACGACATTGCTCAGTAAGGGATAAAGTGAGCCAGTCAATTTTAGAGAGGGTGCCGATCCTCGCTGGCGCACGCCAAAAGAAGCAAGAAAATGAGTTAGCCTCCTATTTTAAGAAACAATATGACTCAGCAAAAAGTGCTCGATCAACTGTTGAGCGGCAGTGGGTCCTCAATTACGCATTCTTTATGGGACGCCAAAATGCAATGTTTATTAAAAGTTCTACTGCCGCAACGAACTATAGGCTATTTGTCCCTCCCGCTCCCCCCTGGCGCGTTAGACTCGTTATTAATAAAGTACGAGGAATTGTACGGAAGGAAATCAGCAAGACCACTTCCGCCAAACCAATCTTTACTGTAAGTCCAAAGACTACAGAAGATGAAGATACAATTGCAGCCAGGGCTGCTGAGGCAATTCTTTATTCTGCTTACACAGAAAAAGAGTTGCAAACAGTATTTCAACAGGCTGCTTTTTGGCGTGCAGTTTGTGGCGTAGGATACATTAAAGTTTGGTGGGATGGTGCAGAGGTAGATCGTGCTTCCCAACAAATGGGTGACATTTGTGTAGAGCGCGTGAGGCCCTACAATATTGTCGTTCCCAATTTGCTGGAAGAGGATATCGAAAAGCAGCCGTATGTAATTCACACTTGGTGTATGCCTCCTGAGGAAGCGCAAGCGCGCTATAATATGAGTAAGAAACCCCAGGGAAGTGTGAACTCTATTAATGATATTCTTGAGGATTCAATGTTAGATTTATCGGGAGGTGCTAAAACATCCTCTAATGAAGAAGTTCAAATCATGGAGATTTGGATTAAAAAGCATCCTGATTTTCCTCAAGGTGGTTTAGTTACTCTTGTTGGCGATGAAGTTGTACAAAATCTAGATCAATACCCATATGCACATTGGGAGTATCCGTTCGCTAAGTTAGACCATATTCCTACAGGGAAGTTTTACCCTGAGTCAACGGTTACTGACATTATTGTGCCGCAGAGGGAGTTAAACCGTACTCGGTCACAGTTAGTTGAGAATAAAAATACAATTGGTCGTCCGCGAGTAATTGCGGAAAAGGGTAGTATTGTTGCGTCTAAGATTAGTAACGAGCCCGGTCAGGTTATTGAGAAAGTACCTGGCACTGGTCCTGTTCAAATTTTAGATGCACCTCAAATGCCTGCGTACATTATGAACGAGTTAGCCGAGTTACAAAATGACTTGGATGATTTAAGTGGTCAGCACGAGATTTCTCGCGGAAATACGCCGCCTCAAGTTACGGCGGCTACAGCAATCTCATATCTCCAAGAACAGGATGACTCGGTTCTTTCTCTTACAATCGAATCGCAAGAGAAGGCCGTTAGAAAAATAGGCCGGATGTATTTGTCCCTGGCAGAGCAATATTGGAACACTGAAAGAATGATTAAGGTTGTCGGAACCGACGGGTACTTCGACGTCCAACAACTCCAAGGTTCGGCGATTAAAGGCAATACTGATGTACGTGTTGAATCTGGTTCCGCCTTATCGACCTCCAAAGCGGCCAAACAGGCCGTAATTATGGACTTAATGAAGAACGGTCTTATTGATCCTATGGCCGGACTTCAACGCATGGAAATCGGCGGAGTTGAAAAACTCTACGAAGATATGCAAATTGATATTCGACAGGCGCAACGAGAAAATATTCGTATGTCTCAGGGCCAGCCGATTCAGGTTAACGATTACGATAATCACAAACTTCACATTGATATTCACAATAAGTACCGTAAGACACAGCAGTTTGAAATTCTGCCCCCTGAAATTCAAGCAATTTTCATGCAGCATGTTGAGTTACATAAGGGTGCAGACGCTGCAATTATGCAACAACAAATGATGATGGAAATGCAGGCTCAGGGTCAAGTTAACGGTCCTGTAGGACAACCTGATCCAAATACACCGCAATTAAAGCCCCCGCCGGGTACAGGAGGAAGTTAGTCATGGCGAATTTTGACGTCGATCCCAATAATGGGATTCCTGACAAACGTGTAATTGGTCGTACTACTTCTACTACTAATGGTTCTACTTTAGCGACTCCTGCAAATTATGGTGGGGTTAGTGTTTTACGTACTCGTCTTGCTGCGGCAAACGGTGCGTATTACACTGCGGCTAAACTCAATCAAATGAGTGAGCCGGATATGGTTTATGCGCTTCGTACTATTGATGACGCTGCGAGTCTTTAATGTTAAAATCTAATCAGGGTTCTAGTTACAAGAAGTATGGTGTAAGGGGTGATCCTTGGAATAAAAATAAAAAGAAATTTGATCGCCAGAACTTACTAGCAGAGGTTGCCAAGAAGCGCGCCAGCAAGCCTGATAATTCACCGGCTGCAAAGCAGCGCTTAGTTGAAGCACGTCGCACTATTAATATGTTCCCCATGCCTAAGAAAAAGAAGAAGTAGTTGCCGTTCAAGTCTGAGTCTCAGCGAAAGTATCTTTGGGCTAGACACCCTGAGATTGCTAAACGCTGGACGAAAGAGTACGGCTCTAAACCGAGAGGAAGTAAAGTGGTATCTCCAAAGAAGAAGCCTCTTGCTCCTGCCACTTTACAGGGCATTGGAGACAAGAACGGTGGTTTTATGGGAACTAGGCAATCAGGTTCCGGCGGTCCTAACATTGCTCGCCAAGTGGGTAGAGGTTCTGAGGCGCGTAAAGCGGCTATTCAGGAGTTGGCAAAGAAGCGGACTTCGTCTCGTACAAAGAGATTTCCAAAAGCTTCAAAAATTGTTAACTAGTTTAACTCCAAAACCCCTTATTCTTCGGAATAGGGGGTTTTGCTTTTTCAAGCCCTTGCAAGGTGAATCGGAGTACCTTAATATCGACACAAGGACCAGGGCCGTCTAGGTACAGTCGAATACCTCGGAAAAGGTTGGGAAATAATGGGTGAGAATGCAGGAGTAGAGACTGGTGGCCAGCAAGTTTCCCAGGGCCAAAGTGGTACAGGGAATTTGGGTCAACAGCAGGCTCAAGGGCAAAGTCCTTATGCTCAATATCTGAATAACCTGCCTGAAACAGTTCGACCTATGGTTGAGCCAATTTTCAAGCAGTGGGACACAGATACTACTCAGAGGTTCCAAGGTTTACAGGAACAACTTTCTGGGTATGAGCCGTACCAGGAACTTTTTGACAACTACGAGGCCGAAGGTTTAAGTCAGGCCGCGCAGTTAGTGGAGATGCTTAATGACCCGCAAGGGGCTGAGCAAATTTTCCGTCAATTAGCACAAGTTCTTGGTTATGATATTGAGGGCGGGGATCAACAGCAGCAACAAATGAATCCCCAAGATCCTTACAATGAGCCGCAGCAGCAATTTAATCTTGCACAAGACCCGGCATTTCAACAACTTCAACAAGGCTTAGGAACAATTGCACAGCAAATTCAACAGCAGCAAGAGCAGGCTCAAATGCAGCAAGAGTTACAATCTGTTGAGTCAGAGTTTGGCGACTTAATGTCTCAGCATTTCGGCGAGCAGGAAGTTCCTGTTGAGGTCGAAAAGATGATTCTAACTATTGCGGCTCAAACTGGTGATCTGCCGGGTGCTTTCGACATGTATAAGCAAAGTGTCGGACAACAAGCTCAGCAGTTAAATAGGCCAGGGCAAACTGCTCCTATTGTTGGTGGCGGTGCAAATGGTTCGATGCCTTCAAATAACATCGACTTAGCCCATGCGACGCCGGAGCAAAGAAAAGCACTTGCTTTAGCGGCTTTGCGGGCTAGTAATGCTCAGCGAACCTAGGAGCCCAAAGTGCCTGGAAGTCTTACTACGGCTGCCGCGCTCTTAAAAGAAATCTATGAGCCGGGGCTGCAAGAGCAGTTAAATACTGAGGTTGTCGGTTTACGCCGTATTGAAAAGACCTCAGAGGGTGTTTCTGCTGATACTGGTGGCCGTTATGTTCGATTCCCTGTTAGGGTTCGACGTAATCAGGGTATTGGTTATCGGCAAGAGTTAGAGCAATTACAGGCCGGTGGGCAGCAGGGTTATGCGGCTGCACAAATTGGTCTCAAGTTTGGTTATGGTCGTCTGCGTGTTTCAGGTCAGTTAATGGACCTGGCAGAGACTAATGAGCAGGCATTTGTTAATGCTCTCGACGAGGAAGTTGAGGGTTTAAAGTCAGACGTTCTTAAGGACTGTAACCGTATTTTCTACGGTGATGGTACTGGGGCACTTGCTGTTCTGACTGCAAATGCTACCGCAAATACTGCGACTGCTCAGTCTACGCAGTATTTAGAGGTCGGACAAGTTATTGATATTGTTTCGACTGCCGGTGCTGTTCGTGGCGCTAACCGAACAATCACCGCAATTAACACCTCGACGGGTGCTGTCACTTATGACGGTGCTGACATTACGACTGACATTACTGGTGACTTAATTGTTCGCCAGGGTTCCGGTCCTGTGTCTTCTACTGTTATGCGTGAGCCGAATGGTTTAAAGAGCATCGTTACTTCGACTGGTGCTCTTTACAACATTGACCCGGCTACTGAGCCTGTTTGGGCTGCAACAGTGGACTCAAACGCAGGGTGTTAACCGGCCTCTTTCTGAGGTCTTAATGATTGCGAATGTTCACAAAGTTCGCGCAGTTGGCGGCACTACTTCGGTGATCTTTAATGGTCTCGGAGTTTCGCGGTCGTATTTCAACCTTCTCGTTGGTCAGCGTCGGTTTACCGGCACAAAGACTTTCGATGGTGGTTTTGACGGCCTCGCGTTTTCTGCGGGCAAGGGTGACATTCCCGTTGTGGAGGATGTTGACTGCCCGTTTAACACCCAGTATGGTCTGGATGAAAAGACCATCAAACTGTACCGCGAAAAGCAGTGGTACTTCCCGGACCCCGATGGAAGTATGTGGAAGTGGGTTCACGACTTTGACGCCTGGGAGACTCTTCTCAAGCAATACTGGGAGATTGGTGTCAAGAAGCGTAATGCAAACTGGGTAATTCGGGACCTGATCGAGTCCTAATCTAGTCTGAAAGAGGCGGCTCAAGTTCTCCGAGGTACTTGGGCCGTCTCTTTCTCTAGGAGTATATAGTGGCTTCAAAAATGGATGACTTAATGGCTCAGTATGCAGGGCTTGGTTTTAATACTGGGTCAATTCACGATCGTATGATGGCTTTTCTGCGCTCTAAAGGGGGCACAGGAAGTCTTGCTGATATGATGCGACAAAAACGTACTGGTGGAATTGTAACTGACCCTCTAAATCCTGCACAGGTGCCATAATGTCTAATCATCCTCATCACCTTCCCAAGAATCTCAAAGAGTATATTAATGACCCTAATCTTAATTTAGTTAGTCTGGACGATGGGTCAGTTATTTCTCAACGTGTTCGAGATTTAATTGAGACTATTGAAGATAAGTGGCCTGGAATTGTATTTGTAAACTGGATTCCTCCTAGGGCTCTCAAGAAAGAGGACCAGCAATTTTGTATCGTAGAGAGGTTAAGCGACGGTCGAGAAGTTCCTATCTTCTGGGTAAAGGATGAAGAATCCTTCACAGGAGAAGTTCTCGAACGACTCATTCGCTCTGATAATACACAGGAAAATATCTACGATCGAATGCAAGCAAAGAACGCTGCCGTTAGGGCTTTACAAACGAAGTTGGCTAAAGACAAAATGGACGAAGCGCATGATGTAGTTAAGCACGTGTTAAAGTCTCCGCTTAACAAGTATGTTGTGATAAAGATATCACAATCCGCGACTGGGGAAATAGGACTAACTAATGGGTGCTCTAACTGTACAGAAAATAATGAACCGTGTTCGTCGGCAATTTGGCGATACTGCGGGTGTGCAGTTAGACGCACAGTTTTTCTATGACTTCATTAATGATGCTATGCGTGAAATTGTGCTAGAGGCTGATCTTTTACAAACTACGGCCACAAACAACAGTGTTGCAAATACAGCAACTCTTGCGTTACCTACTGATGCATTACGTATTTACGGTGTATCTTATGCTGGAAGCCCAATTAGTGAGGTAGAATTATCACAGGCTAGGCAATTACTAGAAGTAACTGAGGGTCCCGTTTCTGCTGGCTACCCTGTAGGAACTCCTGCTCAATATTGGATTTGGAATAATAATATTGTATTTTATCCAGCTCCTGATTCTGTTAAGTCGGTAGCAGTTTACTATAACCGTAATCCTACTGAGGTAAGTTCTACTGCGGATATTCCTGAATTACCCGCTCGATACGATAACCGCATTCTTGAGTACTTAATGGCAAAAGCCGCTGAGTTTGATGATGATATGGGAAAGTACCAAGTTAAGATTCAAGAATTTAGTATGAACATGAGCAAATCTTCTGGTGAAGATGGTGATTCACAGGAACTTTATCCGTTCATCAGTGTAAGTCCTGTTGATGCATCATACTACGATTATTAAGCCCTTGCTTTTAATTATTTCGGAATGTAGAGTGATTCCATGATAGACCAATATGCAACCGGCAAGAAGGTGTATAATGGGGGGCTGCCTAATGCCCAAAGTGGAACACTTGATCCTACAGGGTATATTAATAGAGAGTCGCAGCGGCGGTCAGGTTTAGCAGCGGTTGCAATGAAAAGACGATCCGGTGGTGGACAAAAACCTTCGTCTCCTACAAAGAAGGCTTTAAACGCTCACGGTATTTATATTAACCCTCTGGGAAAACTCGGGTGGTTGAAGTAAATGGTTACGTATAATTCTGATATTACAACTGCTCGACGTAATCGTTTTGCGCAGCACCAGAATCTTCTTAATTCAATTGCCAATAGGCGGTTGGGTTTTAATAATGCGTACGCTGCTGGTAAAAACAAGTTAGACTACATGAAACCGGAGAGTTTACGACAAGTTGGTAACGCTGATGCAAGTCGAGGGATGATTTACTCCTCAGTCACGCTCAGAATGTTCAAGGTGTGGAAAATGATTACGCTCAATCTCTTACTGATTTAGATGCTGAGCGACAGCAAACTTTGCAGATTTAGATTATGATGAGGGTAACGAAAACGCTAATTACGAGTATGATTCTGCTGATTTTGACGCACAACAAGCGGCTTATGATGCAGAACAACAAGCGGCTGCGGCTGCTTATGGTGTGCCAGCAAAACCTGTTGCAAAGAAAGCAGCCAAAAAAGTTGCTGCTGCAAAACCTGCTCCGAAACCAAAGCCCCCTGCCCCGAAGGTTGTTAAGAAAGCAGCGCCTCCGAAACCAGCACCAAAACCCCTGCAAAAAAGGTGGCGAAGAAAAAGTGAGTACTACTCGACCAGGAGGGACCAGTGAGGGACTACGGAATTCTCGGCATTTTAGTTATTGTGGCGGTATGTCTTTTCGCGCTTCTCGGATTAATCGATGTGATTACGAACCATTCAGTTCTTACCAACTAAGGAACGGTAATGGCTGCAAACGCTAGAAAAGTTGCCAGGAAACAGAATAAAGGTACTGGTAACAAAAAAGGTGACCAAGAAAAAGGGTCCGCCTCCGCTTAATGCTGCGGGTAAGGCTGAAACTTTCTCACCTTCGTAGTTTGCAGCAGGATCGTTTTGGCGGTGCTACAGGAAACCAGCATTTACTGGAGTATTACGCTCGGCAGGTTCAAAAAGGTAAGCACGGCGCAGGTTTTTACGACACTGCCATTAAACGTGGCGATGCAACAGACAACGCCATTAATAAGCGTGCTGGTTTAACTGTAGCCAATGAATTAGATCCTCAATTACGTCAGGCTGAGGATTACACAAAGGGCGTTAACAAAGATTTACGAAGAGTTACAAAAGCATCAGGCCCAGCAATACCAACGAGTTGACGCAGGTATTGATAAGGGCCGTACAGGTGTGCAAAATAGGTATAATGAATTAGCCAGTAATGTTGCCAACACTTTCCAGCAAAGTAAGCAAAACACTAATGATGAGTTAGCCCGGTTAGGTATTGGTGCAGGTGCAAACCCTGAATTAACAAACCAAGCTACAGGCTAATGCCTCATCTATGGCAGAGGGAAATCGTGCAGTTTCTGCCGATAGAATGGAAGGTTTAGGCCAAAGTTATAATCAATTAATGAGTTTACTTGGAACACAGGCTCAAACTCAAGGTGCTGTAACTCAATCTGCGGCTCTCAAACAAGCAGGGGATTTAAAGTCAAGTCGCAGGGGTAAAGTCTACGCTTTGGCAGCGCAATTACGTGACCAGGCTAAAGCGGATAAGGCAGAGGCTTCACAGACTGCATTTATGAATGCAATTGCTAAGTCCAAGTTAGGTGTGTACCAGGATTCCGAATCTGCCACTGCAATTAAGGCTTTGGCTGACGCACGAAAGGCGATTGTTGACAGTAAGCGTCCTACTGTTGTAAAGGGCAAGCGTAAGTAATGGGTAAGAAAAAGGGTAAGAGTAGTCCGGTAGATAGGTTGTTATCGGGCTACAAATTTAATAACCCCACTGTCCAAAGCATGTATGAAGAATTATTTCAGAACATGCCTTTGGAAGCACCTGTTCGCGTCGAATATGACGATTATACTCCCAGTGGAAAATTACGCGGTACACCTTTAACCACTAGAGTTGACCCGTATGAGCAAGCACGCGGGGAAATGATGGTTAAGGCAAAGTATGGCTATAATTCTGGTCCCTGGTGCTTTATTTCCCTATGACGCTACTGGCTATATTCCTCCGAAAAGTAAGCGTAATTTAAACCGTACTGGTGGTGGAGGAACAGGCGCAAGTGCTGCGCGTGCTGCAAGACGACGTGCTGGCAAAGAGACTGCCAAAGATATGCAGGTTACTCTTGGCCGTGAAAATGCACGTATCCGTGCTCTTGGCCGCTATAATTACCAATCAGGTGCTCCCCTTAAAAAGACAAAGGGCCACCCTGTAGGACAAGAAAAGCGTGGTACATCTATTTGGGGTCACATCTCTAGTTGGTTAAGTCGTGGGCAGTATGCAAGTGCTGGTGCTGCGGATGCTTTAGTTAATAAAGAGAATCCTTTTACTGCTGCTCTTGCTGGTGCAAAGGGTAAGCCTAAAAGTTATACCGACGTACTCCACGATTTAGGTGTTGGCGAAGCAGTTTCTAATTTAGTGGGTGGAACTACTTCTATCGGTAATGTTGCTAAAGGTCGTGGCGCTTTAGCAGGTTCAGGTTCTGCAAACACAATTGGTGAGGGTTTACGCCGACAGACTGGAAAAGCAGCCGGTAAAATTGTTGAAGTTGGTGGTGGATTAGTTGGTGATATTGGTTTAGATCCCACCACTTATACAGGTATGGGTTTAGTTGCTGATACTTCTAGGGCTACTGCTAAACCGCAAATGCATTACGACACTTAGAACAAGGTTCCGAGATTATTTCTCGGGGTCGTAAAGAAGAGCACGTATTAAATCAAGCAGCAAAGGATTTAGTTTCTGGAAAGCGTCATATTGAGCGAGCAAAGCGGGGATTAAAACTCTCGGAACAAGCACATGTTTATCAACCGATTCGTGAGATGAAGAAGTCGATTGAACATGTCCGAACAGGAGAGATCAAAGCCCAGTTACGACTCGATCCAAAATATGCCGGTATTCCTGATAAAATTACCTCTGTATCAAAAGAGAGAGCGGCCCTGCGTGATTCATTACGTGTGTCTGATGAATGGGCTGCCAAGTTCGACGCTGCAAAGTCGGTCACCGCGGCTAAGAAGGTTAATACTGAACTAAACAAGTTTGTCAAAGAGGCTGTTCCCAATAACGCTGCAAAGATTAAGGGTTTACACAAAGAGGCTGCAAAACAAGCAGGAGAAGAAGCAGGCGCAAGTGGGAAGCACAGGCTCTTAAGAATTACGAAGAAGTTGTTCAAACTAAACTTGCAAGAGGTTTAGGTATTGGACTTGCAGGGTACTCACGGTAAGAAGATTACTGTTATTCCTGCTCCTGTGTTTAATGCGACCATTGGACGTATCCATCAAATTGATCCTGTTCGACGTGGCGTAGAATCTTTCCAGAAAACATTCCAAGCAAGTGCGGGTGTTCCTGCTGAAATTCACGAATTACGGCAGCAAGCAGTCAATGCTGGATTTACTCGCTCAGAGTTTATCATGCAGCGTCTTGGATCAGTTGGAAAACAACTGCATAAAGACGAGCAAGAGTCAACCTGGGTCGATGCTCTTAATGGGCATTTAAATTCGGGCCAGACTATTAATGTGGGCGGCAAAGAAGTTGATGCTGCTCAATTCTGGACTAATGAGGTTGCTCACTTAGAACATGGTATTTTAGGTACAACTTCAGGCAACGTGCCTATTTCTGCTAAAGAACTTAACGCTATGATGCCCCCTGGTTTCAAGGGGAAATTTAAGAGCGTTAAGGGCCACGTTGATGTTCGTGGTTCATTAAAAGAGTGGGAGGACTAAAAATGGTCCTCAGGCTTTATGGACAGCGCAACAGGCTTTTGAGCGCGCAGTAACACGTCGGAGCATCTTTACAAGTGCTGCTGACGCTTTAGGCGTTCGGACGGTGGGCGATGGTGCCCTCCCAGGTGGCGAGAAAATTTTCCAGGACCTCAAAAACAAGGGTTGGCGAGAATTACCCAAGGGTTTGACGCATGGATTAATGGAAGGCGTTCTCTTCGATAAAGAGACGGCTGATGGTATCACAACTATCATGCGTCTTATGAATGAGGAACGTCAGTGGCGACCTTTCACTAGGAAGTTAGCCAGAATTACAGCACCGATTAAATGGACCCTTACTCAGCCAAACCCTGGGTTCCATATCCGTAACGCAATTGGTGACTCTCTCATTAATGAAATTGATAGCGTTGCTGTTAAAGACTACGCTCAGGCTTGGGCAGTGCTATCTAAGGCTACAGAAAAGTATGGCGGAGAGTCTCCTCTCATTATGGCTGAGGGAGATATTCTTGAGCAAGCGTTCAAACTCAAGGATCAAGAGGTTTTATTCCATACTCGTAAAGCATTAAAGAAACCAGGTGGATTAAACTCCAGCGCAGTAACCCACGCTGAATTATACGCTGGTCTTAACAAGTACGGTATTACTCAGAACTATGCCCGAGTTGAGTTCTCTACTCCTGATTCTTTCGGAAGTAAGATTGGGCAAAGTTGGCCGGTTCGTAAATTAATGCTGGTTCTGAATTTCCGAGAGAATTATTTCAGGGCTGCTCATTTTATCAAACTTGTGAAACAGAATCCTACAGGGGCAGGAACTTTAGATGAGGCAATGTCTTACGCCGCTGCTAGAGTTCGTAAAATGCACTTCGACTACACTGACTTCACAAAGTGGGAGAAGCAAGTAGCATCTAACGTTATCCCGTTCTATAAGTGGACGCGTAAGGCTGTTCCTCTTATGGCGGAGTTAATGTTTACAAACCCTGGCAAGGTTATTGCTCCAAATAAAGCACAAATGGCTATTTCTCGTTTGCTCGGAAATGAAGACCCGAATGCAAATGATCCATTCCCTGACGCGCAAGGTTTAATTCCTAAGTGGATGATTGATGCTGGGTATTCGCCGGGTGGACAACTCGGTGGTAATAATTCAATGTTTGCTGTTCCCAACCCGTTCCAAGATGTTATTACAAACACGATTCAACCACTTGCAAAGGGATTTACGTCAGGGCCTCGTCAGGCACTTAACTCTGTTTTGCAGCAGTCTAACCCGTTAATTAAAAACCCTTACGAGTTAACACAAAACGAGAATACTTTCATGAGTGGGGATGAGCGAGTCCCTGTTTATAAGTCAGATTCAAAGAAGAAGGACCTTGCCAATTATTTCATGAATCAGATTCCGTATGCTCATCAGATTTCACGAGCACAGAATCCTGATGCAGACAAGGCAAATCTTGGCGGTCTAGTTTCGCAACTCACAGGTATTTACGCCCAGGAACTTACACCATCTATGCAGCGCGGTGAAATGTTCCGGCAAAATAAGGCAGCACAGAAAGAATACGCAGACCTTAAAAAGAAGGTTTCAAAAGACTTAGAGGCTCAAGGTATTAAACCTCCCAAGACTGTTGCCGAATGGGAGGATTTCTTACAAGAATACACCAAGGGTCAATATACTAAACCAAAGAGAGGTGCGTAATGACTACTAGTGTTCGATCCAGTAGTATTCTGCCTCTTTATTCTCGTGCGTCTACTACTCCAAGTGTCGCGCCACAAAATCAATCAATCTATCAGCAGGCTATGTCTGCCAGTCTCAAAAGGAAGAAGGAATCTCAGGCCAGACAACGAAATAACGCAAGTATGATTACAGATTTAGTTGACACAATTGCAATGCAACAAGCAGCAGCCGGTTCCAACAACCCTGTAGGAACACCTGGGGGTGCAAGTGTTGGTTCTAGTTCTAGTGCTGCCGTAAACTTAGGAATCCAAAACAAACTCGGTGCCAATACTTCTGGTCATGGGCCTTCAACTGGTCCAATTCCAGGTTTAGTAAGTTACAGTTGGCACGGCATGCCTCTAACTACCGCCAAAGGTACTAAGAAAAATTTCCTCGGATTATTGAACGCGTTAGCAGCGCAAGGGTATAAGGTTTCGTCTCTAGGATCTTATGCCAATCGTAACGCCCGAGGAAGTAATAGGTTAAGTGAGCATGCTTACGGTCGGGCAATTGACATTAACCCATCGCAAAACCCTATGACGAGCAATGCAAACTTCCGAACAAATATGCCAAGTAACATTGCTCGTTTAGCACAGTTGCATGGACTTATTTGGGGTGGAACCTGGAAGTCCAAGAAAGATCCCATGCACTTTAGCACGACGGGGTACTAATGGTCGGAGCCGCTGGTAGTACGGTATCAGACCCCAATTTTATCGTAGCCCTTTATGTGTTCATCATTATTGCATTACCGGCTTCGGTTGCGGGTCTTTTTGTATTTCGGGGCGCCTACTACAAACAACTGCCTGGAAAAGTGCAGGTGTTGGAGGCTGCCTTAGAAGGGGAACAAGAAGCCAACAAAGAACAAGAAAAGCGCACACAGGCTGCTTTAAAAAGGCAGGCTAGAGAATTAGAGATGTGGAAAGGAGTTGCTACTCAGACGCCTGAAATTAAAAAACTTTTAGAGTTGTATGAAAAGCACGATGAAGAGGCGTCTGAAAGGTACGAAGAGTTAGTTACCGGTCAATCCGATATCAAGTCTATGCACACAGAAATACTAAGTGTGCTAGTTCGCTTGGAGAAAAAACTAACATGAGTGACACTATTATTAAGGCCGGTAGTCGTTACGGTCAAATGCTTGTATTGTGTGTCATAATTAATCTTATGATTACTGGCTTCACTAGCGTTACTGTTGTGGCTTTACAGTTTGGTTCTCGTCAAACTCAAGAGACTATCCTTAATTGTACTGATAGGAGGCGTACTAACTCTGATTGTCAAAAAGCTCAAAATGAAAGAAGCTTCAACTTAGTTACAGGGCCTTTTGCAACTGTCGTCGGCGCGTATACAGTTTGTGCTGACAAACTCAATGGGGACTTGGCGATACGTAAATGCGTAAGTGAACGGTTGGCGAGCCTGGATCGGCCACGATGACAGCCTGCTAGAGTGCCCATTCTGACCCCCCAGCCGCCACGGATTTAAACGCAACCCTCGTCAGGGTGTCCCACTAGCCTCGGAACAGGAGAAAACACTTATGGCCGGTGATAAACCACCCTTAGTTACACAGACTAGTTATATTCCAACAAATAAAGTTACAGCAGGTACAGTTTTTGGTTCATTTCTTGCGGTACTTGCGTGGATTGATAACACTTTTATGGGTGACATTATTCCCGGACCAGTAGAGTTAGCGATGGTTGTATTGGGGTATGCTCTTGCTGGCTACATTGTCAAGGATAGGAAAAACTAATGCCTAATGTAAGTGCTATGCGTTTAATGGGTTGGACAAACCCTGGTGTACCTAAGTCTGACACAGAGCGCAAATGGAAAGAAGCCAATTTGGTTAAGGCTACAGGTGTGCCTGTTGTCAAAACTTTATGGGTGAACAAAGAAGTTGTACTCATTTTTAATGCTCTTAATGTAGTCCTACAGGAAACAGGTGCGAGATTAGGACAACATGTTGATGATTGGGGTTTTGCCAACAGGGACATTCGAGGGTTTGCTGGTCAAAAGTCTTACCACTCTTGGGGTTTAGCAGAAGATTTGGACGCAACAGAAAATCCTATGGGAGAGCGGGCTACTACTTTCCCAACTTGGCGAACTCACCGAGTGTGCAAACTGTTGGGCTTAAAGTGGGGATACGATTACACCAAGCGCCCCGATCCCATGCATTTTGAGTTCACTCAAAGTAAGATTCGTGCAAGGTTTATCAGCAAGCGGTTAACCCATTCTACAAAGCGTACTAGGGCTTTAGCAAAGTTAGCCTGGACTCCCTGTAGAAGAGTATGTTAAGAGGATTCAGCAAAAATAAAAGTAAGACAAAAAGGAACGGCACCCGATCTTAGAATTGGGTGCCGTTTCCTCTTGCCAAGCCCTTGTGCGTGCCTTACTGTTGCCCTTATGAGCGATTGGCGCCGTCAAGCAAAGTGCCGTACTTTGACGATGGAACAATCGGAACGATTATTTTTTGGAACAATAGGGCAAAGAGCAGATCGTGCTAGAATATTCTGTCGAAGTTGTCCAGTGCAGCAATCATGCTTATTTGATGCAGTAGTAAATAGTTATGATGGTTTTTGGGGCGGGTTAACAGAGACAGAAAGAAAATCTAAGAGGCAGTCTCTTCTTGCTCGGGCGAAACGGGATGGTTTTGTTCCAAGCCCAAGTCTTGAAGAACTTGCACCGCCTCTGGAGGAACAATCAAAGGAACAGGATATGATTTTGGAGTCTGATCTTTCCAACGATTCAGACGATTATCATAATCCTTTTGACTCTCCTTCTTCCCCTTTACAGGACGAGGATTCCATTTATCCTGATTCGGACGCCATCTTTCCTCAGGCGATTTAGAAGGATCGAAGTCAATACCGTAGGACTCAAGTATCTTTTTGATGCATCTTGTTGAGCATGTTGTCACTCTTGCGTAACTTGCAAAGAATGGCTTGCCACATTGAACACAAGTTTTTTCATAGAATGTTTCTTGGCTAGAACCCAAGTAAATTAGAACTGCTTCGGCTTCATGCAAAGCCTCATCATAGTCGTATTGCTCAAGAACAGCCTTGGGGATTTCTTCTTTTAGTGCCTCCAAAACTTCTTCGTCATCGTCCCACAACTCAAGAAGTTTAGCGCGACGAGTTTCTCTTTTAGTCACGGTACACGGACTCCATTCTTAACTAAGTAGTAGAAACCGTGAGCAGTTGCATCATAGGCGTGGTTCAAAGGATTAGATTTTGGAAGTGGAGGACTTACCCCAATACTTGTATCCCATAGTTTTTGATGCAGGCTGCTGTAGTTTGAAATCATTTTGTAAAGCGTAGGCCCAACCTTGAACCATGCCGATAAGTCTTAGTGTATCGAGACTATTCCAGATTAATACCTTAGCCATGTTTGGACGAAGGTAAAAATCCTCACAGATAATGTGACTTGGCAGTTTATCGTTTAGAAGTTCTGTGATGTTTGTTAGGTTAGGTTTACGGCAATTGACATACCCCATATCTAAGAATTGACCGCTGACTGCAAACTCAGCCCAGCCTGTATCACCACCTGGATCAAGAAAAAGATAGGTCATGCTCCTACCTTTTTAATCTCTAAAGAAGTAATCTGATCAGGAGAACATAGTCCCATTAAGGCTTCAACCAGTTTTTCTGGATTTACTTGTTCTATGGCATACATTTGGGTTTTACCGTTAGAAGCTGTCCATACAATCATACCTCGATAATGCTGAGCACCCATCAGAACTCCTGTAAAGAACAGCCGATCCAGAAGTATTTATCACCATCTGAAATCGGAATGATTGAACACTGTAATGACGGGAAGTTAATACGCCTCCCGTTAACCTCCTTCTTGAATTCTTCGAGTGCCTCATTAATCATTTCGAGAACATCAGGAAGTGAGTTCTCATCAGGATTAAACGGCTCAGATCGAATGTCTACCTCGAAAACATTCTTCGATACGTTACTTGTCATTATCCTTCTCCCCATTTGTGAGCGTCAACTTCCATTTTAACTGAAAAAGAATAGTCTTCCATTACTTCTCGGATTTGAGGAATGAACTCCTCCACAGCATCTTTCCTGATTTCCCAAACAAGAGAATCGTGTACTGTGAGTACGGGGCGTGCAACAGTTTCTCTTTCCAAATCTCTAAGTCGAACCAAAGAATTCTTAGTGACTTCAGCCCCACCCCCTTGACAAAGAGCGTTGAATGCTTTGTGTTCTTCGCCCTTGTTCCAATACGTCCCATAATGCTTTTTCCTTCCTGTCCAGTATTTTACAAAATGTCTTTCTTCGGCTCTCTGTTGAACATCAAACATTACTCGGCGCATGGAAGTGAAAGTGTTATTCCACGCTTTATTAGTGACACATGAATCACACACACAGGTATCATCTTGTCTTTTGTGCGCCTTAACTTTAAGTTGGAGTGCAAGTTTATCACGACCTCCACCGTACAATTTGAGGAAGTTGGTGGTTTTGATGCGCTGTCGCTCATACTGTAACTTCACCGCTTCCTTAATCATTTCTACTGTGGCTTGATGGAGGTCCTGCCCATCATTGATGCGCGAAATAAGTTCAATGTCTTTGGCGTAAACAGCCGCGAGTCGGAATTCGAGTGTCTTGTAGTCGAACTCAATAAGGTCCCAACCATCTTCCGCAATGAGGCAAATTTTCGTAAAAATATTCCAGGCTTTTGTTCCTTTGCGCGGAATCTGTTGGAGATTTGGAATCGAACTACTAAGCCGTCCGGTTTTTGTACCATGCATGTTAAAACTGCACCGAAGTCGTCCATCGGGTGAGAGTAACCTGAGGTACGGGCTATAAAAACTCGAACACGCTTTTTGCCAACCACGAAATTCCAGTATTTGTTGGATGACAGGATCTTCATCTTCCTTCATCTCCAATAAAAGTTCGTACTCCTCCATTACAGGATTTGTCGAAGGAGGGTTTACCCGTCTTTGCAGATCGCTTGAGTACCGGCAATTGGAGTTCGTTAAGTAAAAATGGAGCAGTTGACTAACCTCACTAGGACGGAACCCGATTGATTCAGCGATAGTGGACATACGTTCTTCGCCCTGCAAAAGCAGTCCTTGCGCGCGGTCTGTGTCAACTTTAATACCTCGTCTCATCATACGATAAAGAGACATCATGAATTCTTCTTCTACAGGGAGAAGTTTGAGAAGATCCTGCCCCATTAAAGACTCGATTCAGACCAAGTTAAGTCTAAAGATTGATAGTCTGACTGCTCCATAAGTCGCTTAATCTCTTTTACAAGCCAATCCCATTTGGCTTTGTCTAACTCATCTTGCAAAGAATTATGAGCAGACCGGGAACCAATAACTTCAAAGCGCAATTGATAGCGTCCCATTAAGGTTGCATCTCCCTGTAGAAAATCTTCCATAGTTTGTATGCTAGTTCAGCGTCTTTTCTTGCATAAGGTTCCATTACTTGAGGAGGGATTTGATCCCATCCCCATTGAAGCCACTTTTTAGGTATCTCTTCTTTGGCTTCTTTAAGAATGAACTTGGAGAGCCAGTCTAGTTTCTTGCTGGGGAACTCTTCATTACACATGTGAGCCATGACAGTAGTGTCAAAGGGTGGTATTACAATTTCAATTCCGAGGGTAGACATAGCCGCCATATCAATGTGTGCGTTGTGAAAGATTAACTTTCGCTCAGTAAGAATTGGTGAAATTTCGTAGAGCCAATCATTCGGACAGTTATCGTCCTCGTGCCTCCACGGAAAGTATCCTGATAAAAGGCGACCGTGTTTGTTTGGATAAGCAAGGCTAAATCCAGTAGCATAGTGTGTTCCAGACCAGAGTTCTGCTGCTCTAACTGTTCCAGAGTTCTCCGTATCTGCTCCAATTGGCCCATCGTAATCCTTCAATCCCTCTTAGATGGAAATCGAATTCATCTCTATCCATACTAGAAACCTAGTGTAGTGTTATTAGGATCAGGTGGAGTGGTAGAGGCAAGACCTAGCAGGTTTGTTTCGTATTCAATCTCGTCACTAAGGATGCCTCTTTCAACCCATGAAAGATCAGGACTACTAGTAATAAAGTACGGGTGTTCAGTCTCACCCATACGTTGTTTGACATTAATCATTTCTACTTCAGTGTCTGTTGGTTTTTCTCGCCAGAGGGTATATGCTGAAGTACAGTTAGCAGCAATAACTGTGGCACCAAGGAGATCGTCAAGAGACTTAGGGCGTTTATTACCCACGGTTGCTTTCCGATTATGGTGTACATACCAACTAAAAATTCCAAAACGATTGCGGACAGTAGCATCCCAGTCCATGATAGCCTTAAGGCTTTCTTCATCATTCACACTCTTAGTAGGTAGTACGAGAAAGAGAATCAAAGATGATACCCTTGGGTTCGTGTTTTTGAATTGATTCTTCCACTAATTTTTGGCCGGCTTGCTTGTCTAAGTATAATGCTTCGCCTAACGGCACGACTAGCAAGTTTTCTTGCAAAAGTTGTATATCTTCCTTGGTATAAGATTTCCCCATCTTCTCCAAGAAATAAAGCAGTTGTGCGAAACCCATTTCCAAGGAGAAGTATATCGACTTCCTTGGTTCTGTAATATCGTAGTGAAGAAAGTTGCGTCCCAAGTGCTAATCTTATGCCTGCGCTTAGAGATAGCCGTGATTTCCCCACTCCTGGTGCGGCCGAGATTAACATTTGACCTGACTGTTCTAACATTCCTGGAATTACCCATTCGATGCTAACCTCAGTCTTGAGAAAGTCACTAAACCCAAATACAGGTAGGTCGCGGACTTTAAGCGTAAGATTATACGGGTGTTTGATTCGAGCCTTAACAATGATATCGTTAAGACGCCTCGCCCTATCTGGACGGTCCTTAAACTTCCCCCATCTTTCATCTGCGTTGTATAGGATAGTAAACGCTTCTTGGTCATTCATCCCCATTTCGCAGCAGAAATAGGCAACCTGCATTAAAGCGCCGGAACGTCCTTCTTTGTGTGAAAGATTTTGCACCTGGGTGCGATACAAATTAAAAGCCTGTTTGGGCCACTCATATTTTGAGATGATAAGCGCTGAGTCAAGGAGGTCATTAAGACTGAACTCAGTTTCAGGCTTTGGCGGTTCGGGTATCGCGCCAAAAGAACTAGGATTGACAGACCACGGCGAAAGTGCAAGCAATACGACGGGCCTCTGCCTTTTGTGATTGAAAGTCTCAGGGGGACGCAATACCTGATTTGCGTCCCATCCAGATACATCGGCTCCCAAGGCGTAAGCAAGTCCACGATTTACCTTCTCAATTAGAGGGATATCATTAATGAATTCTTCAACACGCCAATACCAGTGCTGTCTGTTTTCATTAGAGGATTGAACAACTAAAGAAGGCGCAGGAATGTCCCCCAGATCATCAGGAATTTTACCATCTAAGTCTACCCAAAATACATGAGAGCCTTTGACTGAACCTTTCGAACTATCTTGATTGGAAAACATCGCAGGAGCAATATAGATATCAAGGGTTTCTCCTGCTGCTTTGATATGTTCAACCATTACGGGTCTATCTTTAGGCCACTCATAGAAGTGACGTCGCCATGCTTTCTTAGGGTCGTCCTCGTTAATGTCCTTAGTAGAGGTATAAACATAGCCCTCCTGATTCCCATACATAAAGTCTAGGAATTGCAGCAGATCACTCTCTGATCCCTGCACAATCTCCAACACTTATACCCCTTTCTTTAATGTAGGCCCACAGGGAGTCGAACCCTGTTCCGCGGATTAAAAGTCCGCTGCATCTCCACCAATGCTTTAGGCCCTTGTATTATTCGCTGCCTCATCAGGACTCGAACCTGAAATATCAGAACCAAAATCTGATGTGTTGCCAATTACACTATGAGGCATTAACCTACAGGAAAGGCGTAATGTCTTCTGTGAGCATGCTATTTTCTCACTGCATTACTATTCGCGGCTTGCATCTCGCCGTCCTTTCCTGTAGGAGTTTAGGTATTCAGTGAATCAATGACTCTCCCAATTGCTTGGAAAGTCTTGGATGAGAATTGGCTTTCACTGACGGTTTGTACAAAGCCCTTGCAGGATGGTAAAGAGGAATGTAAAACTTGCCGTTCTTGTGGATTGCTTTGCCGTGTGTAGTGTTTAGTTGTAACTCAGGAAAGAATACCGATAGAGAGTGCCTTCCCAAAGTACATATAATGTCGCAGTCAAGGAGACTGAGTTCTCTATCGAGATAGGGTTTGCTCGCAGTAATTTCACCCCATGATGGATCTCTATTATCTTTAGGTCGGTACTTGAGGAATATTGGTGATGAATACATCGGAGCGATTCACTCCAATCTCGCGCAGTAATTCGTCTAGAAGTTCTCCTGAGTTTCCAGTAAAAGGAACGCCAGATTCGTCTTCTTGTTTACCAGGTGCCTCACCGATGAATACAATTAAAGGATCACTAGGACCGTTACCTCTAATTAATTGCTTGGCATCTTTACGCAAGTGTAAAAAAGAAGGGTCTGAATCGTACTCCATGTAAATACGATCAAGAGTATCTTGCTGGATGCTCTCCGTCATCACAGTCACATTTCTTCCATTTAAATTGTCCGGGGCCAGTGTTAGCATAAAAGAATCCTGTACATTTCTTGTGACTAGTCTTGTCTAATCTACACCATTCACATCTTGCAGACATGTGTTCTCGCCCAAAGAATCGCGTCGGTTAACATTGGATTTCCGAGGTCTTGTGAGACAGTACACATCGCACATTGAATAACCACAGTTTCAGTAATAGCATTGACGGTAAGAATAAATTCCGCTCTCATTAGTATACCTCCGTGCCCGAGAGGGGAATCGAACCCCTAAGACTTTCGTCGGCGGATTTTAAGTCCACTGTGTTTGCCTATTTCACCACTCGGGGCCTAGCCTACCAAAGATTACCCTGTCAGTTCAGGGTGGGTAACTTAATCCCGGACCGCCCAATCTTTGGTAGGGGTATTTTAGTAGTCTACCTCAGTGGCAGAAACTACTGCGGGACGGGAATGTGCTCCACTTGTAGCGGTAGCCTCAACTCCCATAGATGCATCAAACTCACCATCAGTATCAAGTGAAACCTCAACAATGTTCAGGTAACCAGCCTTCTCCCGAATACGGAAGTAAACTGGAGTTCCCTTGAGGTCCTTGATGTTAAGAGCACCCTGACTTTCACGCGGAATGCCAAGATTCTCAAGACGGAATCGCAGCCACTTCTTCTTGTCTACAGGGTCGCTGCGGTTTGCATCAATGAACTCAGACTTTGTGGAACCGTTCCACTTACTACCTTCCTGGTGAACCTTGTAAGTGAGAACAAGTTGCCGACCCTTCTCAGGGTGAGCCAGGAACTTTGCATCCACAAGAAAACCCTTGTGATAGCCAACACCAGTCTGAGCATTAACCTCGGGAATATCTGAACTTTCCAGACCCAAGTCTGCAAGTCCACCTTCAACCTCTACGTACCCACTACTTTCACTCACTGTTTAACTCCCTAACTCGTGCCTTAGCGTCTCGGATTTGTTTCATGTTTGCGCGGTGTACTAAATTGAAGGAAGTGTCCTTCATAAGCGTCGGTAGTAACTTGATGCGAGACTTAGCCATTACCTTTAAGTCTCCGCGAGTTTGCATGATGAAGGATTCGTTACCCTCAGCATCTAACTCCGTAGTAAACCGACATACTAGATCGCAATACTCTCCTAACTTTTTAGCCACCTTTGGAGAAATATCCG